GCCTCGACTCGTTTTTATTCGTCAAGAAGGAGTTGATTACGTTTTTTGGACGCTCGGTCATGAATTCATGTTAACGAAGCCGATGCCTACTGTTCAGAAATATAAAATGGCAGTAAGACCTGTAGTCCAAGGTTGCAGTGTTATTGAAACACATCAGATATCTCCAAGCTCCCCCATCAAACTCATTGCACCTCTGCAGGAGCATGTCAATGATATCTCCAATCTGAGAATTGACAATATAAGACTTGCGTTGAATAAACGGTATATTCTCCGTAGAGGAGCTGTTATAGACCTTGAAGCGTTGATGAAGAGTGTTCCTGGCGGGGCGATTGCGACCGATGATCCCGAACGTGACATCAAAGTAATTCAAACACCAGACGTTACTAGTTCCAGCTACAGAGAACAGGAGCGGTTGGAGACTGAATCTAATGACTTGTTCGGAACGTTTCTAGGAGGATCTATACAGAATAATCGTTCTATGAGCGAGACTGTTGGCGGCATGCAGATGTTGAAGGAAGGGAAGAGTGAACTTACGGAATTTGACTTGCTGACTTTTGCTGAGACGTGGGCTAAGCCGACTTTACAGATGTTGATGAAATTTATACAAGTCTGGGAAAACGACGAAGTTATTATGCAGATGGCGTGGGACCAAACTCAGAAAGAATTACCTCCAGAGTTAAAGCTGAAGGAAACTGGAGATCCAAGTAAGGATGCTATTCAAGCGTACATGATGGAGAACGAGATGTTTTTAGAGGTCAACGTGGGCCTTGGTGCCACGGGTCCTCAGAAGCGGATAGATACTTTAATGTATCCGATAAAAACTATAGGACAAAGTGAGCCCAAGTATCTTGCTAAATTAAACTGGGACGAATTGTACAAAGAAGTAATGAGTGCTGGAGGCTATGCAGATGGATCCAGGTTCCTTCTCCCTGAGGAGGAAGGAGCAGTTACTGAGGAAGATGTTGAAGCTGCACATCAGCAAGGTCTTGAGGAAGGGACGAATGCTGATAAAGTGGCTCGTATAGAAATGGAGGAACGTGTGGCTATGGAGAAGTTGAAGTTGGAGGAAACGCTACGCAAAGAAGAACTTGCTATTAAGTACGACATAAGTACTGAAGCTTTAGAATCACTCATGGCGCGTGAGCAGATTAAATCTCAAGATCGGCGTGATATTGCGGCGGGTAGTTTGGCGCAGAAGAACCGGGAGCTTAGCTCTAAAGAGCAAGGTAAAGTCAAACAGGGGATATAACGATGAAGGAACATTTTTTTGAAGGGCCGTCATTGGGGAGTCAAGTGCTATCTAATGAGGATAAGGAGCAGTTTGAGTTTCAAAATGAATTGCTTTTGAAGGATTTAACGCTTGCTGTAGAAGAGTCTGATGATGCAAAGAAGTGGTTAAGTACGCCGTTAGGGTTGGCACTGCAGAAGTTCATTGTTATAAGCAAGCAAACTGCTGCACTCAATATAGCACAGAGTCGTGGGGACGACGCAAAGCGTGCTGAATTGCAGAAAGATTTTGACGTAATTGTAGGTGTGGCGCAGTTTTTCGGTGAGTTGCTGGTCGCAGGAGAGGCAGCACTACAACATTTAAGAGTTAAACAGGGGATATAGTTTTGGCAGATGAAATTGAAGAAAGACCTACTGAGAGCGGAGATTTAGCGACTGAGGGCGAGCAGAATTCGATTACGACACCACTTGAAGATATCGTAGCGCGGTCTAAGCGAGAGCGAGATAAGTCGCTTGAAATCGAGCCTTCGGTTGATCCGGAGGTTGAGGAAGTTATCGACGATTCTGGTGATCAAGAGACAGATGATTTGTTGGATGTGTCAGAGTCTAAGCCTTCAGAGAGTGGTGAGGGGGGTGATTCTTCGGAGAGTGATAATCTTTTAAAAAACGAAAAAGTTGACAAACTTGAAAAACAAGCGTCTAATTTCATTATAGAACGTGATGGAGAGCAGTATTTACTTGCCACAGTAGGCGGTATTCAGAAGGAAGTTCCACTGGGCGAAGCTCAGACGATCATCCAAAAGAATACAAATGCGGATCTCCAAACCACGATAGCCGTTCAGAAACAACGGCATTTTGAGGATCTTTCACGAGATCTTCAGCAGCGACAGGAATCTACCCGATCGGATGACACTCCAGTTGCAGCAATGGACAAGGAAGCATTGAATGGTGCTTTCAAAGAGTTGTACGAAGGTGATTATGCTAAGGGCACTGAGACTGTAGTTGAAGTTATAAATGCGGCGATTGTAGGTTCACAGACTTCAAAGCTCACATCCGCTGATGTCGCACATCAAGTGGATGAAGTTTTGAAGACCAGAGAGCTTAGATCAGCGTATACTAGATTCTCAGCGAAACCTAGATATCAAGCGTTACTGGCTGATCAGTATCTTAAAGATCGTATCGATCAAGAGACTGAGAAGCTAACCAGAAATCCATTTTACATGGATGGGCACCCCTCATATGATCAAATTTTTGAGGCCGCCGGGGACGCAGTGATAAACTGGGCTGAGAAGACATTAGGTTCTGATTTGGGCGGTAAAAAACCTGATTCTGAGCCACAACCCGCAGCAGATAAACCTTTGGACAAAGAACTTAAAGCTGTGCAAAAGCGTGCACATCGGAGTTCTGTCAAAGCTGCAGCGGCTCGTAGGACGGTTCCAGACGAACTACTTCCTAGAACAAATTCAGAAATTATTGCTGATTTAGCTAAAAGCCGAGGACAGAACACCTTATCATAAATGTTTAAGGAGTATGTCCCATGTCAGGTCAACTTTGGGGGACCAGCACCCTCGGCGGGTTCATGTATTCAGACGAGCTGTCTGATTTTTTAAGAACTGAATTACAGCCAATGTCGCGGTTCCGTCAGTTTTGCGATATCAAAGAAGGTAAGGGCAAAGGTGCTGGAGAGCTGTTCACGTGGAACCTCTATTCAGACGTTGCTGAAGATGCAAGTGACACAGGTATCGACGAAACTGAGTCAATGCCTGAAACTAACTTTACAATTTCTCAGGGAACGTTAACGATTACCGAATTTGGTAACTCAGTACCGTTCACTAAGAAATTGGATGATCTTAGCAAGCACCCTGTCAAAGAAGTAATTAATAAGGTGTTGAAGCACGACGCCCGGAAGACTTTGGATAGAGCTGCTTACAATCAATTCAACGCTACTTTGCTGACTGTGGCACCTACTGCTGGTACTGAACTTACTGCTGTAACAGTTGAAACTGGAGGTGTATCGGTCACTAATAACGTCGAGTTGCGTAATACACACGTTAAGCTTATCTCAGATGAGATGTCTGAGCGGGATATTACACCATTCTTCCAAGATGATTATTTTGCTATCGGTAGGCCGGGTACGTTTAGGACGTTTAAGAATGACCTTGAAGCTATTCATCAGCACGTTGAATCTGGTGCGCAGCTTATCTACAACGGTGAAGTTGGACGGTATGAAGGTATACGGTTCATCGAGCAGACTAATGTACCTAGTGAGGGGTTCTCTAACGGTAAAAGCGATGCTGTGTTCTTTTTTGGAGCAGATACTGTAGCGGAAGCGATAGTAGAGCCAGAGCAGATACGTGGTAAGATACCAACTGACTTCGGTAGATCTCGTGGTGTAGCATGGTATTACATGGGAGGTTTCGGGATATCTCACAACCAACCGGGTGCTGCCCAGAATCGAATTATGAAGTGGGCTTCTTTTGCTTAATTTTAGTCCTAACTGAAAAGAGGAGGTTGCTATGAAATACGGATCTAAGAGTAACGGTATGAGTCATACCGATATGAATTACGAACCGAAATATAAAGGTAGTGGGTCGGATGGCGTTATGAAGCCTTCTGATTCTGCTGGTGTTCAATCTGGTTTGAGCCATCAAGCTGACAGTGAAGTTAAGAACGCTGAGGAGGTCACTTACAACGGTCGGCCTAAAGGCAATACAGTGTCTGTTGAAGGCTATGAATGCGGTGTGCTTTAAAGGCGAACTACTCAGTGGAGAAACAATATGAATAATTGGAATTATGATAGTCCGTTGCTGACTACGTTTCGCTTTCCTGGAGCCGTGGTGAATGGTGGTGCATCAGCTATAGGGAGTGTGCTGTGTCCCATTAGTGGGATGAGAGGGCGACTTTTAGGGGTAGCTACTTATAACGTGGTTGCTCTCGATGTATCTGCTACGCTGATAATTGGAACATCTGGCGATGTTGATGCATATCTAGCGGGTACGATACCTATTTCAGCGATCGATGCAGTTAAGAATGATTTTACGGCAATAGCTAGTGATACAGTCTTTATCGATGGAGATGTTAGAACGCTGGTCGCTTCTGATGGAGCATCAGCAGCCGGCGTTGTTGATGTCGTATTCACTATCGGTTGGTTCTAAGGTATCTAGTTAGTTAAACCAGGTGGATCAGTTTTCTGACCTGCTTTAGTTTTGGAGGTGTGATGTGTCTCGTGCTAGTTACTATGATCCTAAAGCCAAGCATAACGACTCGTACGCGGATAACGATGGGGATTCGTTGTCAGATATGGGTGACTTGCCAGTCAATGTTTATGACTTGAACGGGGTTGAAACTGGTGTTATAGATTCTTATGAGGTTAACGTTAAATCGATGGTTGACGATGATAATTCACTTGAAGAGGGAGTATCTTTTCAACCTGAAGCGATGTACCCGCACCTATATGTGAGACCTAAAGAACGATAGGAGCACGACGCGATGAATAAGAAAACTTTGTTTGATCCAACGAAGCCTTTCGGAAAAATAATGGGGTCTGTAGAAGGACATCCTACAGCGGCATATGAGCAGAACGGTTGTCTCTTTAATCGCAATCACAGGCATTTGAATACAGATTTTCAGCCTCCCTCACCACCGACAGATCAAGAAGCTGCTGACCGGGAACTACTGATCAAGTTGAATAGTGATCTACACAAGATCACTGCGATACTCGCAGACATTGGTCCTAGAGTTGGAGACGGTACCGCTACTGCCCAAGAGAAAACCAAGCACACAAAGGCGACTAAACGGCATGCAGAGCTTGTTGAAGAGATCGCGTCTATAGAACAATAGGAGCATAGAGTATGGCACTGCTGCCTGAGTCATTCTTAGAGCTTTGTCAGGATCTAGTTAAAGAGTCTCCTATATCGGGCACATTTACTACTGTATCCGGTGTTACGAATGAGTTTGAGCGTGTTGTTAACTGGGTGGCTGCGTCTTGTGTAGAGATCGAGGCAGCGTTTCTTAATTGGAATTTCCTATCGGCTTTTGCCTATACTTTCGCCACTGTTTCGAGTGTATCAGATTACCCTGTACCTGCTGATTGGAATTGGTGGGATCAGCAAGCGTTCAATATTCCTGCTGATGAGCAGATGCTTGAGTTTACGCCGTGGCACGAGCAGAAGTTAGATCCTACAGCACTCCAAGCTGGAGATCCGTATAGGTTTACTGAGCTTCCTAACGGTACTATACGACTGTACGACACACCTTCTTCCGTAGTGACGATTTTAGCTCCATATTGGAAAAAACCTTCTAAATTAGTTAATAATACTGATACGCCTCTAATACCTGCGATATATAGAAAAATAATTACGTATCGAGCGCTTAAGCTCTACGCAGAGTATGCCAGTAATGATGAAATAGATCAGAAAGCAAGAGACGGTCTTGCTCTTTGGTTTCCTCGTCTGATGGCTAAAGAATTACCAGCAAACCAGGGTATACAGAGTTTGAACACTGGCATGAACATCCAAGCCACTGTTGAAAACCGGGCGTCGTGAGGAGTCCACTCAATGCCATTCTCCAGGCAAACGCAACAAACTACAATAATATTTGAGGGTGGACTTGACCTTGATACACCTCCTACGCAAGTCCCCGGTGGGAGGTTACTTTTATGTAAGAATTGGATTGCAGACTCTAGCGGTGGATACCGGGAGTTTGATGGGTTCGTGCGGATTGATGGACTTGCAGATCCTGTAGACTCCTCATTTATCGCGGTACCCATGGATTCTACAGCAGGGTTTTTAGTAGGTGAGACTGTTACTCAAGCGACGACCGCTGCAACAGGTGTAGTACTACAGATCGAAACGGAAGGTCTTTATCTGGTAGCCACTACAGGTACATTTCTCGATGAGTTTACACTTACTGGTGGTATGTCATTAGCTACAGGAGACGCTACTAACGCTGGTTATGCAGATGCAGTGCTTAATTCTAGTAATATTTTTAATGACGTAAGGTTGGCGAAAGAGAACTATTATAGAGATCTCATAGGTACAGTTCCTGGTGAGGGAGACGTTTTTGGTGCTTTCTGGCACCAGACAAGTCGTGTAGCGGTTAGAAACGTTTTAGGGAATGAGACCGCTAAACTATTCAAAGCAACGGCGGCCGGGTGGACTGAGATTGTCCTGGGGCACATTCTGTTCTTTGATACGCTTGAAAACACACCACCTGCTGGAACTGTAATTTCAGATGGGAATTCTAACTTAGCTACTGTTCGAGCAGTTGTGTCACCTACCGTTGGAGGTGAAACTGGATATGCGATAATTACCGGGTTTACTACAGGTTTTATTGTCAATGATATCATGGAGTATGGTCCTACGTTTGCCACGGTGGATGCAGAACCTGTACCTAATAAACTACCTCCTGGTGGTCAGTATGAGTGGGAGTCTCACAACTTTTTCGCTAATGATAGTACTTCATATTTTATCTATGGAGTTAACAATGTGGGGTTTGCTTTTCAGTTAGACCCTGTGAACGACATTTATATACCTCTAATATCGGATCAGGCTTCGCAGGCTACAGATACCCCCAAGTATATCGCTATTTATCGCAATCATTTGTTTATAGGTTTTGAGGATGGATTTATTAGAAACAGTGTTCCAGGGAACCCGTACTTGTGGGATTCGGCGGTGGGTGCTCAAGAAAACCCTACTGGTGCCGCAGTTACAGGGTTTAACAGTACTGCGAAGGCGTTAATTATTTACACACTTAGAAAGACACTGCAGCTTACAGGTAAGACTGCCCAGTCGCCAACTGATCCGTTTTTTATCGACGATGCGAGTGCTGAAACAGGGGCGTTGCCTTACACAGCTCAGCAGATAGGATCGTCGTACTCGTGGGATAATCGAGGTATTATTGATCTAACCAGGGTCCAAGCTTTTGGTGACTTCGATAACGCGGCTATATCTAAACGGATCAGACCGTTACTAAACACAATGAGACCGCTAATTACTCACTCCGTTATCGTCAAAAGAGACAATATGGTGGTGTTTTTTCAGACAGATGGGCAAGCACTTACAGTTACGTTCAGAGAGGATGGCAGTGTAGGCTTCGGGTTCATAGATTTAGACAAGACTGTAAGTGCCATATCAAATGGTACAGATGAGACTGGAAGGGAAAGGATTCTAGTTAGCTCAGGGGATGGTTTTGTGTATGAGCTTTTAAAAGGTCGTGCTTTTGATGGAGAAGAAGTAGAAAGATGGCTTAGGCCGGTGTTTCACCATTTAGGGTCTTTCGGTGTTGGAAAACGGTTCAAGCAGGCATACTTCAATACACTCGTGGAGGGAAGAGCGACGCTGACTATAGCTGCGGAATTTGGTATGGGATCTGTAGAGTCTGATGTGCATGTGCCTGATGATGTGTTAACTTTTGGAACTGGTGCCCTTTATGAGATTGCGAGCTATGATTCATCGCTATACGATACCAGTCTGGTATCCAGTGCCTATGTAGATTTAAAGGGCCATGGTGATTCTATCGGACTAATAGTGTACCATAAATCAGCATCGGACGATTTAGTGACGTTGAAGGACGTTACGTACCAGTATAAAGTAGGATCTCTACAGAGAGGAGCGCGTTAAATGGCGAACTTATATTTTACGCCTCAAGCAGCGAAGGTGCCCCTGGCGACTATCAGATCTGCTAAGCGTACTAGCTTAGAAAATTCTATTGAGGATGGGTTTGATTTACTCCCGGTTCCAGAGGATTTGAACCAGAATCAGGTCGGTACTGACGAATCAACTGTAAATACTCTGTATGAGGTTACAGTAACTTTTCTTCCAGATCCACTTACAGTTGGATATCGGGTAAGATTCTTAGCAGCATTAACGAGTGCAGGTGCAGCTCAGATCAGGGTTAATCTCACTACGAATTACGATCTGGTGGATAATGGTGGACTTATACTTGTTGCCGGGTCAATTTTAGTCGGGCAGATTGTAGAAGCTGTATGGACGGGGGCTGAATACCAGGTTACTAACCCTACGACCATCGTTAACGGCAGTAACTTATCTCCGACTAGTGATAATGCTTTTGATTTAGGATCAGTCGATTTCAGGTATAAAAACGCTCATTTTGGTGGATCTGTCATTACTACTGGACTTAAAATTCAGGATACTTCTGAAACTCATCAGTACATTTTTGCTGTAAATGAGTTAACTGCGGATCGTACGGTGACAATGCCGTTACTTACTGGTGATGACACATTTGTGTTTGAAGCTCATACTCAGATGCTGACCAATAAAACTTTAGAAGCGCTATCTGTCACTACTGTTGGACTTAAAATTCAGGATACTTCTGAAACTCATCAGTACATATTTGCTGTAAATGAGTTAACTGCAGATCGCACGGTAACGATGCCGTTATTGACTAGTAACGACACATTTGTGTTTGAAGCTCATACTCAGATGCTGACCAATAAAACTTTAGGAGCGTTGTCTGGTAGTGTGACGATTACCAGTGGAGATCTGACTTTATCTGAAGGTAAAATATCAGTTACAGATACTGATATAAATGAGACGGCTTTTTCCGTTACCAGTGGTGTGTGTTTTACCAACGCAGTCGTAATTACGGTAGACGCACTTAAGCTTGGAGGCACTGGCCTGGCAATCATATCAAATTCTGGTAACACACAAACGAGAAGTTTACTTAAAATACATAATCTTCAAGGTTTTTCCGTAGGTACAACTTTGCTTGAGTGCATACAAGGAGCGACACACTCAATTATGATACTAAATCAAACTAAGTCCTCTAGCTATATTGATTTTCAAGGTACTGCTGGTGCGTCTGTACTAAACCCGATAAGCACTCATTCTACGCCAGGTGTGCAATATGGTTGGGGCCAGGTAGAGGTAAATGGTTCTAAAAAATGGATTAAGTTTTACGAAGATCCTAGTGCGTAATAAAGTACACTTACTACGAATTTGTTTTTAGGTTGACGTTGAAATGGGAAAACTGAGATGATGAAAAAGAAAGAAGCTACTGCTGAACAGTATAAAATTGAGCTGAAAGTTTTTGACAGTAAAGGTAATAGAGTTGAAGGGGAAGATCTTAAGCACTACAATGAAGAAGAGTCTATGCTTCGTGATGGTGAGGAGCTTATAGGTTCTAAACTATCACGACGTAAAGTTAGAGGCCCGGTGCTTGACTATAGAATTACACTCGAGCAGATTATTGGATTGCCATCTGATCCGCAAAAAGGTGCGAATTATGTTGAGATGATGCAGGTTAAGCCAATAATGGAGAAGCTTAAAGACGCAGAGTCAGGTGGTGATATATTGCTAGATTCGGGTGACTTCAAAACATTAAAGACACGAGTGACAGAGCATAGATATCCTCAAATTAGCGAAGCTATTTGGGATTTTATTGAGTCGATTGAAAAATCTGTCAAAGTTCCTGTTGTTGAGCAAAAGAAAGTTGAACTTATTAGCGAAGGGTTAACATTACGATCTTCTTAACTCAAATTTGGTAGTGTGGAAACTGCAGGGTAGTGAATAGATATGGCATTAAGTGCTAAGAACCAGGCAATTTATGACGACGCAGTGTCTCGTGGTTTATCCGCAGGACAGCTTGCTTTGTTGTACGGTATTAGTGCTGCGGAAGTAAAAACGATTATTTCCGGTGCTGGTTTGGAGCCTCTTAGAACGGGTGAGACAGCTAAAGAAATTTATGATTTTGCGGTTGAGAATGGCGTTTCTGCAGCGGATGTTGCAACGTCGTATAATATCCCTGTAGAGCAGGTGAATACATATACTCAGGATCAAGGGTTGGAGGCTCTACCAGTAGCTTCTGCACCACCGCCTGCGACTACACCATCGCCTGCGACTACACCACCGCCTGCGTCACGTCCAGCGTTGCCGGAGGAAGGGAGCGATGCGCTGACTATTTATAATGCCGCTATCGCTGGTGTGTATACATCCGCTGAGGTAGCAGCTCAGTATGGGATACCTGTAGATCAAGTTCTGAAGTGGGTGGCAGATAATAATTTACCGTCGTTAGGGTTGGCTTTAGATGCTCAGACTCAACTTCCTTCAAACGTCCCTGGTCCTACTCCTGACGCTTTTAAGCAGGCGTCTGAACCTCAAGTTGATGTAAGCAACGTTTCTCAACCTGCAGATACGTCTTCGATATATACACCACAGATTACACCGCCACCGCCACCGCCTACTGCGACTCCTACACCTGATTCGACTTTATTCTCTCGTGCCCGGGAGTCAGCTTCGACTTTCAATGATCTTACTGAGACAGCAGTAGCGCCAACAGTTACTGAGACAGCAGTAGCGCCAACAGTTACTGAGACAGCAGTAGCGCCAACAGTTACCGAGACAGCAGTAGCGCCAACAGTTACCGAGACAGCAGTAGCGCCAACAGTTACCGAGACAGCAGTAGCGCCAACAGTTACCGAGCAGCCTACGACTACTACATCTTATCCATCTGAGTTAGGTCAAGGTACTACGTATACAGGCATGTCGTCTTCAGATCAGATCAGATCAACAGCTGATGATTTAGCATACTTTACCAGTCAAAAGAACCCGGCGATGGCGTTATCCAGGCAACGAGGTCTTAATTTGGCAGAAGAGAGAGGCATGGGGTCCGGCTCATTCGCTGGCAGAGCCTCTGAGGGAGCGATGCTTGACTATGCAGCACCGTTTGTTGAAGGAGCACAGCAAAGAGCCTCACAGGAGCGTATGACGGCTCAGCAGTTCACTGCGTCGTCTGATGTCTCTGCTAAACAGCGTCGTCTTGATGAGTTGATGCAGCAGAAAGAGTTGGCATTGCGAGCGAATGATAATGCCGCTGCTAGACAGTTAGAGGCAGACATTCAAGCTGCTAAATTGGAAGTATCTGAGGCACAGCAAATACGAGAATTGGCGTCTTTGGAGTATAGAAATACTCAGAATCTCTCGTCATCTGAGAGACAGCAAGCGGCTGAATTGACTGTGATGCAAATGCTCCAAAAAGATAGGTACACTGCTGAGAAAACTATGCAGCTTAGAGACGTTGCATATAGGCAAGAGTCTGAGCGGTTACAATTTCTAAATTCAAGTCTCCAGCAAGAGCGTCAACTGGCTGTTCAGAGAGAAGATTCCGAAGCAGCTAGAAATCTTCAACGTGAGATTACGAACATTCAGACACGACTTCAGCTCACGGCGCAGGACAGAGATATTGAGTTCCAAACTGTACAGAGGGAGATGGATCGTCGTCTTAATTTGCAGCTGCAAGAGATTGATGTTGATTACAAAGAGTGGCTGCATGAGGCTACGAAAGGTGTAGAGATACTGCTGGAGACTAATCGAGCCGCAGCTATACTACTGGTTAGCTATCAGGACCAACTAGGTGTCATTGTTGCCAATCCAGATTCCACTACAGCACAAAAACAAGCAGCAATCGATGCTTTGAAGGACGCTGTAAACAGTAGCTTACGAGTTATTGGCGCGACTAACATCGATTTAAGAGGAGACCTTCCTGATCTAACAATTCAGGGGGATAACCCTAGTGCAGGGCCAGAAACGTTAGACCCGCTTTAGACGCTAGGTATGGTAATTACTAATGGGCCTTAGAGTTAGCCAATTTAAACCGTACATGAATAGAAGCATGGTGGATTTTTGCTTGCCATTTGTAGACGAAGTTGAGTGGGCAAAGACTGATAAAGATAAGCTATATAGACTTATTCAGTACTGTAACTCGTCCGCAATGGGACAGTGTTTCGTAGTGTGGGATGAGAGGCAGGTGGTAGGTATATGTGCTGTATCTGCTGAGGAGCTTCCATGGTCTCAGAAACGATATGCGTGTATTCATTTAATTTTTGGCCTCAAGAGTGATACTATTAAAATACTTGCTAGTGAGATTATTAGCTGGTTTGAGTCTAAAAGGAATATACTTGCGATTCAATATTCGTTCCCGGTAAAGCAAGATAATGTTATTTCGGTGTTGGAGGATCTTGGATTCTTATGGGAAGGATCAGTGTTTATGAGGAGACGATATAATGGGCTTTCTAAGCAAAATATTCAAGCCGGTTAAGAAGCTTTTTAAAGCTATCGGTAAGGTGGTAAAAAAGGCCTTTAAGGAAGTGAAGAGATTTGCAAAGTCTGATATAGGCAAAATTATAATTGCTGTGGCTATGATATATTTTGGTGGAATGGCTTTAGGTGTGTTCGGTCAAGGTAGTGCTGTTGCTGCATCCACTATACCTGTTACAGAGTCTGCCATATCAGCTCTCGGTGCGGGTGCTACGGCTGCTGA